GGGCGGTCATGGCTCAGAGCACGACGACGGCCGCACTGACGGTTCCCGAGCTCCACCTCCTCGCCGGGACGGTCATGGCTCAGAGCACGACGACGGCCGCACTGACGGAGATAATCCCGAGCGAGGAGATCGCCGGGATCGTCTTCGCCCAGGCCGGAGCGATCGGCCGCCTCCGGGGCGGGACGCCGATCGCTGTCGGACCGCTCCGGCTCCTGGCTCCGGACGGGGCCCATGAGATCCGCCGGGTTCCGTTCGACTGGCTCCGTCCCGGCCAGGCCTACACCCAGGACCTCGAGCTCGAGGCCCCGGAGGGTCATCCGAACCCGGTCCTCTGGACCGATCGGGTCGGCTGGCTCGAGGTCCAGGTCGCCGGCGGACCCTGGAAGGCGGTCGGGAGCTCGCGGGCGAGCGGGGCCTCGCTCGGGGCGTTCGCGGCGGGTCAACGGAAGACGATCACGTTCCGCGTCCGGATCCCGGGAGGGACTGAGGCTCGCGGCGGCTATCGCGTTTCACTACCTCTCCACCTGGAGGTCGGAACATGACCGAGCAGCTCGAGCCCTCCGCGATGAGCCTCGCGCTCGCCGCTCTCCTGTTGGTCTACCTGATCCTCAAAGAGCTCGTCCTCCCGAAGTTCCGGAAGGCGAACGGCGACGACGGGGGATCTCATCACTTTCGCCGGGACGGCCGTCTCTGGTGTCAGGCCGGGAAATTCGAGGAGCGAATCTCGAAGCTCGAGCAACACGACATTTTCAGCGATCGGGACATCAAGCGGCTCGAGGCGAAGATCGACAAGTTCATCGAGACGAGCGGAGCGATCGCGACCGACGTCGCAGTCGTGAAGGAAATCGTCGAGTCGATGAGGACGAACGAACGGAAGCGGTCGGACGACTGAATGGGCGACATCTCAGAGAACCTGTCGACCTGGGAGGTCGCATGTCGGGACGGGTGCGGGCTCGGCTCGCGACCGGAGGACTTGGCGGTAGCGATCGTCAACCGGTTCGAGCTCGTCCGGTACATCGTCGGCCGGCCGATCGACATCAACTCAGGGCTCCGGTGTCGCCGCTGGAACGAGGCCCAGGGAGGGGTCGAGAACTCGGCTCACACGCGAGGGACCGCCCTCGACCTGGCGGTCGGCGGCGGGATCGCGAGAATCCAGGTCGTCGTCGCCGACGTCCTCGCCCGAGCGGTCGAGCTCGGCGAGCTCACGAAAGAGGAGGCCCGCAAACTCTACCGGCGGATCCTGGCGGGAATCGGAGGCCTCGGGGTTGCGACGAGCTTCATCCACGTCGACACCGACACGGAGAAACCTCGGCCCTCCGCCTGGTCTTACTAGGTCGGAGCTCGAGGCCTGGATCCGGGCCAGACTCCACGACCGGCTCCTCCGTGCTCGAGCCCGGGCCGGACCCTCCGTCGCCGGCGAGCTCCAGGTCCTCCGGCCGCCGGAGTTCCTCCGCCAGGCGGTCGAGATCCTCGCGGCGATCGCGGCGGCCGAGAGGGAGCGGAACCGGCTTCGCGAGGAACGCAAGGCGGTCGAGCTCGAGTTCGGGATGGAGTCCGATCCGTTCCGGTTCTATACGCGGAAGCTCCGGACTCAGACGATGAGAAGACTCCGAGCCCTCCGCCGGGCGATGACCTGGCTCGAGGAGCTCGAGGGAGGTTCGGGATGTGGTGGTCGATGATCCCCTGGAAGACGGTCGCGAAGTTCGCGGCGGTCCTGGTCCCGGCGATCGTGGTCTTCGGCCTCGGATGTCGGGCCGGGGCGGCCCGCCAGGCGAAGGCGGACGCGAAGACGCTCAACGCGCTCTCCGACCAGGTCGTCGAGCTCGAGCTCGAGACGTCGACCCTCCGGGCTCGGATCGAGACGCGGAACAAGGTCCTCGGGACGGTGAGGGCATCGATCCTCCAGGCGGGCCGCGATCGCGACCGGTTCCTCGACGCGCTCGAGGACTGGCGATCGCAACCGGCCCGCGTCATCGAGCGGATCGAGAAGGTCCCAGTCGAGGTCACATCGGAGGACTGTGAGGAGGCGGTCGGCGAGTTCCTCGCGATCGTCGGACACCTGGCCAAACTCGAGCGGGAACCGTGACGCGGGCCGACAACGAGCTCGCCGAGCGGACCGAGGTCCGCCAGAGTTCGCTCCTGCGGAGGCGGCGGAGGAATGGAGGGGTAGAAATGAGCGATAAAACGCTCTCTAAGCTCGCGAGGGTAGGGGAGGATTCAAGGCCCGCGCTCTCCGCCAAGACGAGCGGGGCGGCCGCCTGGCTCGTCCTGGGCGGCATCTCGGTTCTCCTCCTCGGTTGTGCCTCGAGCTCGCCGACATGCTCGGAGCTCGAGGTCCTGGCCGACCGCCAGGGATGCCCGGAGAGGATCATTCGGGAGACGGTGGAGACGTTCGACGCCGGCGAGCTCCTGGAGCGGCTCGGCCCGATCCCGGAGCCTCCTCCCTACACGGCCGCCGAGCTCGAGGACCCGACGGTCGCCGAAGGACTGTCGGCGGTAATCGAGGACCTCAAGGCCTTCCGAACCTGGGGGCTCGAGCTCTTCGATCAACTCAAAGATCTCGAGCGGGCGATCCGCGAGCTCGAACCTGATTCACCCTGACAATGGCGGACGAGATCCTCTCCGGAACGGTGGACGCCTCCTCGACGGCCGACGCGGCCCTCGGGGCGATTCGCGAGCTCCTCGCGAGCTCGTCGGCGGCCGCCACCGTCCCGACGGTGATCCTCCGTGTCACATCGCTAACGTCGATCATCGACACGACCACCGAGCCGATCACGGTTCGGAGGACGATCGCCCGCCTCGGGAGGAGGCGGACGATCGGTCCAGCATAGGAGGACCTCATGGGAAGTTTCGCGAATTACCTGGAGAACGAGCTCCTCGATCATCTCTTCGGGAAGGGCTCCTACACTCCGCCGACGATCTACATCGCCCTCTCGACGTCGGATCCGCTCGACGACGGGTCCGGGATCTCGGAGCCGAGCGGCGGAGCCTACGCCCGGGTCCAGACGGCGGCCGCCGACTGGAACACGGCCGCGAGCGGGGCGACCGACAACGCGAACGACATCACGTTCCCGACGGCGACCGCCTCCTGGGGGACCGTGACTCACTTCGCGGCCTTCGACGCTCTCACCGGCGGGAACATGCTCTTCCATGGAACGCTCACGGCCTCGAAGACGATCGACTCCGGAGATACGCCGAAATTCACGGCCGGAGATCTCGACGTCTCCCTCGACTAGGGGGATGTTATGGCGGAAACCGAGGTCGTCTATCTCGATCGGAACGCGGCGATCGACCTCGTCCTCAAGGCGGAGGACGCGGACGGAGTCGCCCAGGCCCAGGACCTCTCCGGAGTGACCCGGATGACCCTCCAATTCGAGGACGGGACGCTCATCGACGACTCGACTCCGGCGGCGGCTCCGATCAAGTGGAGCGGGGCGGGATTCGCGACCGGCGAGGTCCGGCTCGAGCTCGGCCGCCAGAGCCTCCCGCTCGGCTACCAGGAGGCCCGCCTCGACATCTACGACGCGGTCTACACCGACGGTCTCCCGTGGGGGATCGTCAAGCTCGACATCCGCGAGCCGGTTCCGACCGTTTTCTTGCAGGCCGAGCTCCTGGCGGCCGCAACGCCGGAGGCCCGTTTGACGTCTATTTGACGACTTAGAGGTCGTGAAACCTCGTGAACGGTCGTGAACTCGGAGCCGATATCTCGTTCCGATAAAGAGCTTTCGTGAAATGGCGGGAGGCTCCGTGAAGGCCTGCGCCTGATTCGTAATCACTAGGTCGTCGGTTCAAATCCGACCGTTGGCTTCATGGGAATAAAGGACTTACGCCGCTCCCTCCGGGGAGCGGCGGTCTTTTTTGACGTCTATTTGACGACTATCAGCTCGGATCATCGTCGGAAATGCGGGAGGACCTCCTGGGAGAACCATTCGAGCGCGGCGGCCTCAAGGGCCGCCTCTTGACCCGCGTCGACGAGGAGCGGCTCTCTCCGACACTTCCACAACACCCGCCCGCCGGTCCAGGCTACCCGGAGGGTCTGAGGGCTCGAGCGAGACGCCTCCCTCGGGTTCCATTCGATCTCGACCTCGATTCCCTCCTCGCTCGCCCAGGCCTCCATCAACTCGACGACTCGTTTCTTCCGAAAAGAACCTACAGGCGATCGCATCCCAGATCGACGCGAGGACGCCTCGATCGGTGCAAGAATGCGTCCGCCGAGGCCTCATTCGCAAGTTGAACACCGAGGCCCCTGACTTCATGGGTCGGTACTGGAGGGGCGTACAGGTAGACCTTCGAAGAAGTCACGTTCTCGGCGTACCACCGCTGACTCCCGGTGAGGCGGCCGCGTTCCTCCGCGACGTATTCCCTGAGCGATCACCGAAGAGCTAGCTTGCCAACCTGTTCTGGGGAATTGACGAAGAAGCGAGTTCCCCTCTTTTTGCTTCGCATCCCGGGACATACAATTGTGTCTCGGAGGTACTAATGGCACTGCTCTATGACATGTTGACAACCGCGGCCGCTGCCGACTACCTCGGGATCTCTGAGTACACGTTGCGCAAATGGCGGTGGCAAGGAACAGGTCCGGCGTTCTTCAGGATGGGCGGAGGTGTAAACGCTCGGGTTCGGTATCGGCGGGAGGACCTCGATCGCTGGGCCAGGGCACGCTATTTCCGTCCGGCTCCTCCTCGAGCTCGCCCATGAGCTCGCCGAGCTCGAGCGCTCCGCCTCTGGGTCGACCAGAAAAAGGTCGCCAGCGTCGTACCGCTCGAAATCGAAGGGATTCAACACGGGCGTCATTCGCGGATGGGTCAGAAGCCGGGCGTCCACTGGGACGACTCCGGCCTCTGCCGCGTCGTCCAATCCGGAGGCCGGGACTGCTTTTCGGATCGTCATGACGACTGCGTGCCAACTGTTGTCTACGGATCCCCATTCCGCGACGTCGAGGGCTCCCCTCACTCTATCACCACGCCCGTCGGCGAGCGACTGCAGCTCCGTGACCGCGGACATGTCTCCTTCTACTGAAGACGGTGGCGGTATCAACAGATCGGGACGGACGCCGAGCTTGACAGCCAGACGCCCGATCATCTCCGGCGCCGGCTGTCGTCGACCGTGGCGCCAGTGGCTGATCGTGCTCGGATCGACGCCTAATCGCCTCGCCAGGTCGCGCACGTTCCTCCCCTCCAACAGACGATCGAGCCTTTCGCTGAATGACACACCGTCATTTATAAGCGGGAACGGATCGCTCTGGAAGGGGGGTTGACAATACGTCATGTTGACGATAGGTTAATGACAGAGTGTCATCATGAATCTCGCCCACCTCCTCGCCACGAACCACATCACCCAGCCTGATCTTGCCGATGCCCTGGGCCTGGATCAGTCGACGGTCTCGAAGAAGGTCACCGGCAGCCGTCCCTGGAAACTCGACGAGCTCCGCCGGCTCCGCACCTTTCTCCGGAAGCGCGGGCTGACGCTCTCCTATGACCAGCTGATCGACGCGATCACAGGGGAGGCCGCATGACCTCACGCTCTCAACGTCGGCTCGTCCCGGGATCCGGAACAGTCCCGATGACGGCACGAGCGGAACGGATCCTCGTCGAGCTCTCGGCCCGCCGGAAGAAGTTCGCCGAGTACGACGAGGTCGGCTCCCTCAACCTCACGGCGGCCATCTTGGCGGCCGTTCATGACACGATCGTCGGTAACGTCCCGGCGATCTCCGCCGACCGGTCGCCGCGGCTCCGCCGGCGACAGCTCGACGGGAGCTATTCGCTCCCGGTGGAGGACCTTCTCTACATCGCCCTCACTCATGGGGGAGTCGGCCGGATCGTGCTCGAGCGGATCGCCGAGCGGCTCGGCTACGAGCCTCCGGCGCCGAGGTTGCAGGCGGCCGGCTCTCTCCAGGATATCCATCGCGAGATGGCCGACGTAGTGACGTCATTCGCCGATGCGATCGCGTCCTGGTCCGAGACGATCGCGGACGGGCGGATCTCCAGTCTCGAAGCGGTCGACCTCGAGGAGCGGATTTCGAGGCTCATCCGCGAGGCGGTCGAACTCCGAACCATCGTCTGGGAACACATCAGGTGAACGGTCTCGCCCGCATTCCCGCGTTCGAGGATCCGCCGCTCCATTGCCCGGAGTGTCCGAACCAGCTCGTCCTCGAGCGGGAGAGAGGCCACCTCATCGCCCGGTGTCCGTTTTGCGGGTGGCGGGGCGATGCCTCGATCTTGCTCGTCGATCGCTACCCAACCCCAACCACGGAGGAGGACTCATGGCATTTCAGCGGTATCAAGCCAGGGCGCGCATAGTTCCGGAGGACCGGATCACGATCGGTCTCGCCGGGCCTTGCTATTTCCGGTAACAGAGAGAGGAGATCGACCATGGATGATGAACGGATGATGACTACCGAGGAGGCCGCGGCGTACATGCGGTGCGCGCCGACGACCCTGGAAAGCTGGAGGCAGCGGAGGCGGACCGGAGGCCCCCCATTTATCCGCATCAGCCACCGCAAGGTCCTATACCGAAAATCCGATATTGATGACTTCCTGAATCGGCACCGCCACGCCCGTGCTGGCGACTAGGCCTCAATGGCGGCGAAGACCGGATCCGCGAACCGCCGAATCGTAGTCACCATCGGAGGCGATTTTGTCACAGTGCCGGGCTGGATGCGAGGGGCCGACGAGGGAGCCGAGCCCTCATGAGCTCCGAGGAGCTCCGCGGGGAGCTCGACCGAATCGGTGAGCGCATCGATGAGCTCCTCGACCAGGTCGCGAAGCTCAGATTCTCGGAACGGTTCCGGGTCGAGGTTGATGCTCTGGCAGTTCCCATCCCGGAAGCGGCCAGGCTGGCCGGAATCGGGCTCAACGAGTTCCGCGAGCTCGTCCGCTCCCATCAAATCCGATCGGTCCCGGTGGGGCCGGCCGGTGTCCGGCGGGTGATTCCGGTGTCGGCCATCGCCGACTACCTCGAGCGGGCGGCCGCGGAGTCGGACAAGGGGGCGATCTCATGACCGCCGGCCACGGCCTCCTCGTCGTCGTCCTCCTGGCCGTCAACGCGATCCTCCTCTGGGGGATTCTCCAGGCGACGAGCTCGATTCTCTCGCTCCTCCAGGACCAGGTCCTCGACGGCCGCTCCATCCTCCGCCGACGACGGATCCTCGGGAGTTCGACCGGTGGCTAAGCGGACTAGGCTGGTCCGGCCCTGGGTCCTCGATGACGTCCGGCTCGCTCGGCTGGGCGAAGACCCTGCCCCCTGTGGAAAACCTGTGGAAAACAGGGGGGGTGCCTGTGGAAAACAGGCCCTCATCTGCAAATTGATCGTCGTTCTGGCTCCGCAACTCGCCGACCTGGAGGGCCGCCTCGACGGTCGGACTTCGAACATCTGGCGGGACCTCTTCGCCCTGACCCCCGGTATCTCGGAACTCGAGGTCGAACGAGCGCTCGACGCCCTTGAGGGAGAGGGCTATATCACTCGTTACCAGGCGGACGGAGGGATCTATATGCAACTCAACTACTTCGCAACCGACCAGAGACCAGATCGCCGGGAGGCCAAGTCGAAGATCCCGCCTCCGCCGGCGGCCGATCCGGGATTCCAGAAGTCATTCCTCTGGGCTCTGGACGCCGGAAATACCCTCGAAGGTTCGGGGTAATTACGGCGAAGGTTCGGGGTAATTACGGCGAAGGTTCGGGGGAAGTTCGGTCCTATGGATACTATGGATACTACAGATACTAGTAGTCGTCGTCCCCTCGAGCCTCGACAGAACCCAGGAGGGGACATGGAACACGCTACCCGCCTTCTGCCGGAGACCGGCGACGGCCAGTTCGAGCTCTTCCCCGAGCTCCGAGCCCAACCTCGCTATTCCTCCACCGGAGAGGATCGCAAGAGCCGAGGGGCCGACCAGGTCCTTCGCCGAGCTCACCAGATCTGGAGGACCCGAGCCCTCGAGCTCCTCCGACAGATCGCCGAGAAGACCTCCGAGTTCACCGTCGACGACTTCCGCGAGATCGCCGAGGATCGGGGGATCGGCCGACCCCACCACGTCAACGCCTGGTCCGCCCTCGTCCGCCTAGGCAGCCGGCGAGGCTGGTTCCACCGGACCGGGGAGTTCCGACCGAGCCGAAGGCCGAAGGCTCACTCCCGGATGATCCCCGTCTACAGGAGCGATCTGCCATGAACCAAGAGATCCGAAGTGAGAGGGTCGTGACCTGGTACGCGGCCGCGATGGAGGTCTTCGGCGGGCTCGCCTATCCGATCCGTGAGCTCGGCCGGACCGAGATCCAGCCGGGCGAGACCCAGGTCCATATCGGATACCTCGACACCGGGATCATCTCCACAGTCGTGATCCTCCGAGACGACGACATCGTCGGCGAGGTCGAGGTTCACCGGGTCGCCTTCAAGGGCGAGGACCTCACCGTCGAGCTCGAGGAGGGGTTCTGGGAGGGGATTTCATGACTACGGAAGACGAACGACGACATCGGATCCAGCGGATCGTGGTTCGCCTCCAGGCAGAGGGCCGCGACGCCGAGGCGGCCGAGCTCCTCGAGCTCTGGAGCGACCTCGAGGTCCTCGAGGCCGAGCTCGAGGAGGAGGACCGAGGGATCGATCCACGACCGGGTCATCGGATCGAACTCGATCACGATCGGATCGCCGAGGCCCTCGACAAGGTCGAGAAGGCCGGCCGATCGCCCAACGCGAAGAGGACCGCCTTCGGGAAGGTCCTCGTCCGATGAAAGCGGAGGACCTGGCGGCGATCGCGGCCGTCGCGTTCGCGATCCCCTGGTTCGCCGTCTGGATCTCGGCGATCTACCGAGCCCGCCGGAAGCTCCTCGAGGTCCTCGAGCTCCTGGCGGATGTTTGGCAACCGGAAACAAACACGAGGGGAGGCCGAAATGGCTGAATTCCTGGGAGGGCTCTTTCTCCTGGTCGTCGTGGGGGTCCTCGCCGTCGCCGCTCTCCGGTCGCTCGCCCGGGCGACCTGGCGAGGGATCGGAGGCGGACGATGAGCTTGGAAAACATCCGGCTCGAGATCTTGGACCTCAGAAAAGAGGTCTCGAGGGCCGCGAACGCGCTCGAGGTCCTGGCCGGCGGACAGATTTCGCTCGCCGAGCTCGAGGAGCTCCGCGAGCTCGCCGATGAGATCACTATCAACCGGCTCCAAGAGGGGAGCTACGTCTCCGAGCATCCGCTCCACCTATCGAAGGCGGCGGACCTCATCGACGCCCTCCTGGATCGAGACTCGAGAGGAGAACCACTGTGAACCCGACGTTCTGGACCGTCATCTTCGCGTTTCTTACCGTGGTCGCGATCGCGGTCGCGATCTGGAAGTTCCGGGAGGCGGAGGGAGCCCGCGACAAGCTCGAGCTCGCCCGGACCGATCTCAAGATCCTCCGGGAGCGACTGGAAAGACAGGGGACGAGGCTCCTCGAGCTCGAGGCCTCGTTCGTGGAGCTCAAGAACGGGATCCTCTCCTATCACGAACTCATCACCACGAACCTACCGTATGGAACGCCTCTCAAGCTCCCCGGGATGAGAGTTCGGCTCTTCCAGCTCGTGGGGATCGAATACGCGGGCGGAGGCCTTGGGGAGTGAGCCCGGGAGCCGACGCCGGTCCTCGGTCGGTAGACGGTCGACCGTTTTCCTCCTTCCGACGGGAGAGCGTCCCGGTCTGGTTCGTCCGGTTCCTTCCGATCGATGGGAGAGAGCCGCGAGCCCGTTTCGTCGCCGGGAAGAACGCGGCGAGCGTCAACCGGCGATGTCGAGCCGGGCGGTTCGGCCGGCCGCGATCGATCACCTATGCCGGGTTCCGGGCCGAGGCCCAGGACCTCGACCGGCCCAAGAACTACACGACGAAGGTCCCGAGCTCGAGGAAGGCGGAGGCGGCCCTCACACTCTACTCGTTCCTCCGGGCCGATTGGCCGATTCCCTCGCTCCTCCGCGAGACGAAGCGGCTCTCGGCGGGACTTCTCCGGGACTTCGTCTCCGACGTCGGTCGTGCGATCGCCAGGTCGCCGAACTCCGACATCGTCGCCGACGTCGCCGAGGCCCAGGGTCTCGCCTGGGCCTGGTCAGCTCGAGGCCTCAACGCTCGCCGTCGCGGCCGCCAGGCGGAGGCCGAGGCGGCCTTCCAGAAGCGGGACGACTACCGCGCTCGAGCTCGACGCCTGCGGAAGCGCCAGGCCTACTCTCTCGCCGTCGGCGAGCTCGAGCTCCGCCTCGACGGGACCGCCGGCGGCCTCGAGCTCGTCGGCCTCAACTTCGTCGAGCAGCTCGTCAACCTCGGCCTCCCTGTCGAGGAGGCCTCGGAGCTCGCCGAGAAGTTCCGGAAGATCAGGATCCCGAGGGTCTAGGAGGACATCATGGAGACGTTCGAGGGAATCGGCGAGGCCTACGCGAAGGTCCTCGAGCTCGGGGTCGAGCTCGAGATCCGCAACATCACTAGCCAGCCCGGGGCCTGGGTCCATCGGGTCGACGGGACCTGGATCATCGCCGTCAATCCCCACCAGGAGGAGCTCGAGGTCGAGATCGACGGAACAATGGGCGGCCGCCTGCAATCGTTCGAGATCGGAGTCTGGTTCAACGGATGGCTCACCGGGATCTTGACGCCGACGGGCGGAGCCATCGCGGCCGGGGCGGCGGCCAACGAGGCCGCCTTCATCCGGGCCCTCGACCTGGCGATCACCGAAGCGAGGACAAAATGAAGATCAGAAAAGGCCCACGATCTGAGAGATGGTGGAGTGATATCACTTTCGCGACTTCCTTCCTCGGAAAAGCGGAGAGGAAACGGGTCTTCGATATGTTCCTCCCGTGGAGGAGCGAGATCCCCAAACCGCTTCGTAGGCTTGTCTCGGATGTTCGAGGACAGTCTTCGGATTGTGACGATCTCACCGCTCGCCAGCAATTGCTCATTCGTGAGCTCTTTCAACTCGGCGAGGACATCATGAAGGCCGAACTCCGCCCGCCATCCATCTACACTCCAAGACGAGGGAGGATCTTCAGGATTCCGCTCAAGATCATTCGCATCACGCGAAACGGGTCGAGCTAAGTTCTTGAATCCTTGACATCGCCGGACCAATCGTGGTATCGATTGTCTAGGTTCGGAAAACCTTCCCCAGAAAAAACCGAGATGCCTATTTCTCCAGGAAGACCCTGTAGGGCTCTGCGATGCCGGGGCCTGGTCTTCGGTGAGGGGCGATACTGCAACGCCCACGCCGACCAAGAGCTCGCCGATCGCCGGCTCGAGGACGAGCGCCGGGGGACGGCGGCGGCTCGGGGCTACGGTTCACGGTGGCGAAAGCTCCGAGCTCAGTTCCTCATCGAGAACCCTGTGTGTGTCGACTCCATGGGGGTCCATCCTCACCAGACGAGGGCGGCCTCCGTGGTCGATCACATCGTTCCTCATCGCGGCGATCCGCGTCTCTTCTGGGACCGCGACAACTGGCAGCCCTTGTGCTCCCGATGCCACGCGGTCAAGACGGCGAGGGGGGAATAGGGGGTCGAATCCCTACCAGGTCAAGCGCCGAGACCGGCGAAGAGTCCTTCCGCGCTCGGTCGCGGAAAAACGGGCTGGTCCGCCACGATGAGGGGGGGTTCTAGGGGGTTCTGGACGGAACCTAGACACTGGAGAGACGCTCGGGAGCTAGATGGGCGGTCTCCGCGTCGCGAGGAGAAAACCCAGAGAGGGAGCGGACGGAGTGATCGGAGGCCCGGCTGCGGGATCGACCTCCGGCAACCCGGGAGCCCGTCCGCTCCCCGTTCTTCTAGGAGGCTAGACATGGGCGGAACCGGATCGGGACGGAAAGCGAAACCTCCGGAGCTCCACAAGCTCCACGGGAACCCAGGCCGGCGGCCGCTCCCGGAGAACTCGGGCCTTGAGGACTTCGGGACGACGACGTGTCCGGCCTGGCTCGACAAGACGGGAAAGAACGAATGGAGGCGGCTCGCTCCAACGCTCGAGCGGCTCGGGATCCTCCACGCCGGGAATCGGACGGCCTTCGCGGGTTACTGTCACGCCTACTCTCTGGCGGTCAACGCCGCCCATCAATTCAAGACGAAGCGGGACGCTCAGATGACGTTCTGGAACGGGAAGGTCGACCGGACCGCTCCCGAGGTCGAGATCCAGCTCAAGGCCCTCGAGGCGATGAGGCGGCTCATGTCCGAGTTCGGGCTCACGCCGGCGACGGCCGGGAAGGTCCCGACGATCGGGAAGGTAGACCTCTCCGATCATGAGGACTTCCTCTTCGGCCAGGGGGAGAAGCGGAGGCCGGAGCCAACGAACGACGATCCGAAGGTCGCGGTCGGGAAGTTCGGAGCTCCTAAGAAGTGAGCGTCGAGCTCGAAACCTGGGAGCTCCCGCCGTCGAACCGATCGATCGGCGACCTCGAGCGGCTCGCCTACGAGCGACACGCTCACGACCTGGAGAATGCCGACGAGCTCGGGATCTGGTTCGACGCGGAGGCGGCCGAGCGAGCGGTCCAGTTCTGCGAGCGGTATGTCCGACACTCGAAGGGACGATGGGCGGGCCGGCCGTTCGTCCTTCTCCCCTGGGAGGAGTTCATCGTCCGGAGCCTCTTCGGATGGAAGCTCCTCGACGAGAATGGAGAGCGGACCGATCTCCGCCGGTACCACTTCGCCCTCGTCCAGGTCGCGAAGAAGAACGGGAAGAGCCTCCTCGCCTCGGCGATCGCGCTCCTCCTGACGATCCTAGACAACGAGCCCGGGGCCGAGGTCTACTCGGCGGCGACGACTCAGGACCAGGCGAGGATCGTCTTCGACGAAGCGGCCCGCTCGGTCCGGCGATCACCGGTCCTCCTCAAGTTCGTCGACGTCTTCGGCGGCCGGCCGCAATCGAGGACGAACAACATCTCGGTCGAGCGGCTCGCGGCGAAGTTCGAGCCTCTGGCGGCCGACGCGGACACGGCCGACGGGATCAACCCTCACGGGCTCATCATCGACGAGCTCCATCGGTGGAGGAGGCGGGAGTTCTACGACATCCTCCTCGAGGGTTTCGGAGCTCGGGAGAACCCGCTCGCGTTCGCGATCACGACTCCCGGAGCCGGCCAGGAGGGGGTCTGGTGGGAACAGCGGGACTACGCCCAGAAGGTCCTCGAGGGGATCGTCGAGGACCTCGAGTATTTCGCCTTCATCGCCGAGCCGGCGAAGGACGCCGACTGGACCCTGGAGGAGACCTGGGAGCAAGGGAATCCATCGATCGACGAGGTCGTCGATCGGAAGAACCTCCGGAAGGAATGCGCTCGAGCGGTCGCCCTCCCGAGCCGGGAGGGCTCGTTCCGGCGATTCAAGGTCGGCCAGCTCACGGAACAGATCGATCGGTGGATCCCGCTCGAGCTCTGGGACGCGAACGGGGGGAAGATCGCCGAGGAGCTCCTCCACGGGCGGACCTGTTACTCGGGGATGGATCTCTCGTCGACGACCGACATCTCGGCCGTCTGTCATTGGTTCCCGCCTGACGACCAGGTCAAACAACACCTTCTCCTCTGGCGGGCCTGGCTCCCGGAGGAGCGGATCCGCACGGGGACGCGGGAGGACCAGGTCGCCTATCAACAGTTCGTCGACGCGGGGGTCCTCCAGACGACGCCCGGGAACGTCATCGACTACGCCTTCATCGAGGCGGCGGTCGTCGCCGACTCGGAGCTCTTCGTCATCGACGAGTTCGCGTATGACCCATGGAACGCGAGCTCGATCGTCTCCCGTCTCCAGGAGGTCCACGGGTTCACGATGGTCAAGTGCTCCCAGGGGGTCGCCGGGCTCTCCGCTCCGTCGAAGGAATTCGAGATTCTCCTCGGCCAGCGGGCGATCTGTCACGGCGAGAATCCGCTCGCTCGATGGTGTCTCTCGAACCTGGCGGTCTACACCGACGCCCAGGGGAACATCAAACCCTCGAAGAAGAGCTCCGGCGGGAGGATCGACTTGATGACTGCGGCGATCACGGCCCTCTCTCGAGCCATGCTCACCTACGACCACGGCTCCGTCTACGAGACCCGAGGTCTCGGATGATCCGGGGGATCCTTCCGGACGTCCTCCTCCTCGGGGGTTGCGGGCTCGTGACCGGCGGGCTCTGGGTCTGGGTCGGGCGAGGTCCGGCTCTCACGCTCCTCGGGGTCCTCCTGGTGTTCGTCGGTCTTCGGCTCGAGCGGGACAACCAACGGGGAGGCCTCGGATGAGCTTGTTCGCGAAGGCGATCGTCGACACGCGATCGGAGACGACGGCGGGATGGGACCGCGTCCTCAAGAACATGATCTCTCAGTTGAAGACCGACGCCGGGGTCTCGGTCACGCCGGCGGCGGCGATGAGGGTCGGAGTGTTCTTCGCTTGCGTCCGTCTCCTGGCAGAGGACGAGGCGAAGCTCCCGCTCATCACCTACCGCCGGCTCGCGGGAAGCGGGAAGGAACCGGCCACCGACCATCATCTCTACGACCTTCTCCACCGACACCCGAACCCGAGAATGACCTCCGTCGAGCTCCGGGAGACGGTAGGCGGACACCTGGTCGGCCGGGGGAACGGCTACGTCTACAAGAGGGTCGACGGGAACGGGCGGCTCCTCGAGCTCTGGCCG